CGGTGAATCCGCTTCAATCACATGCGCGCGTCCCGTTTCGACAAGTCCTTGTGATTGCGCTGGATCAAGATTCGCTGGTGAAGATTGTTGGTAAATGTTGTAAATGTAATAACCGTCGTAAATGAAATTAACATCAACACCGTCAATCAAAACGAATTCATCGTATCGTGGAATTCCTTGTGAAATGTTGTTCAATACACACGTTTGTGTGTTGAACGATTGTTCATGAATGAATTCAAACAAGTAGTTCGGATTCGGAATTGTTGTCATTTCCGTCACCGTTACCACCAGCGGTGTTGTTCCGTTTTTTTGTATTTTTAACATTCTCTTTTTTTACAAGGTTCGGTTTTTCAAATTCGTAAATGTCAAGGATTCCAAGTGACAAATAAAGTTCACCTTTGTCAGCTTCAATTTTGACGTATCGTTGCATGACTGGTGACCAACATTTGCAACCGATAAATTCTTTTTTTAATTCCATGTGACTAAATTAAACAAAAAAAAGGGACGGGACAACGCCCATCCCCTTAAAATTGTGTAGGTTAAAATTAGATTGAAGGTGATTGTTGACCTAACAATGTAGAATAAAGCGTTGAATTCACGTCAGGAACTTCGTCGTTTTCCATTCCTCGCATTACAATCACGTGTCCTTTTCGGTCGCTTTTCAATACACCTGAAGTGTATTCGTTTGCGTCAGCAACCTGAAGACCTTCACCAAGACCAAGCGCAACGATTGTCCCGTCAGCGTTTTCAACCAAACACACACATTCGTTTTGTGCAAGCAAGTGAATTTCTTGACGCAATTCTTTTGAATCGCTCGCAAGGATCATTGACAATTCGTGTTCGTACCACAACGTGCCGTTGTTTTTGTCAACACGAACTGGTGCTGTATAGCTTGATAAATTTGACTTCAATTTGTAAAGGAATGTTTCACCAGTTACCGTCAATGAAGTCAATTCGTTTGTTCCAGAAACAACCGCACCTGAAGTTGCACCCAATGGGAATAACAACACGCTTTTGATTCCGCCTTTTCCATTTGTACAAGTTCTGTCATTGTACCCGGTAGTCATTAAACAAGACATCGTTTTTTATTTTTTTAAGTTTAACAAAGGCGCGCCGAAACGCGCCATTAATTTTGTTGTTATTATAAACCTTCGTATGTTCCAACTTGGTTCAAGAATGGTACTTGAACACCAGCGCGGAATTTAGAACGTAAATAAATCACATCGTCATCGAAAGAATACCATAAGTCATAAGATTCGAAGTCACTTGAAAGGTCAGTTCCGAAGAAGAAATGTGAAGCGCGACCAGTGTAAATCTTTGTCGTTCCGTTCAATCCGTTCACCTTAACAACACGCATGTTTGTTCCCGGTAAAAGCAATTCGCTCAATGTCGCGATTTGTGTTGGATTGTAGTTGTACAAGTTTAAGTCAACCAAGTTCTTTAATAAGAAGTTGAAATTCTCGCGACCAGTAAAACAAATGAAATCTTGTCCTTCAGCGATGTTCGACGGCGTGTTGGTAAACGCTTCGTAGAAAATATCAAAAGCGTTCGTTGCGTCGATTGACGTCGCACCTGAAGTGTTCAAGTCAACACAACCGTTTGCAACAGTTAAGAATTGATTGAATCCATTCATGAACGCCAAGTTCCCTGAACCACTCGCTTTGTTACCTTGCCAGATTAATTTTTCTAATTCGAACGCGTGTAATTCTAATAAGTAGTTGATTAAAATTTGCTCAAATGGTAACGTCTTATCTTCAGCCATTGCACCCGGACGAAGCGCAAGTTGCGTCCAGAATCCAGCTAAATCCTTTTGACAAAATCTTTTTAAGTAACCGATTGTCTCAACGGAAATCGCACGATCCGTGAACACGGTGTCACCTGAAGGCGACATTGAACAATCACCAGTTTGATAAACAATTGAATCGTTAAGTAATTTTAATTCTTCACTTCCTTTGATTCCTTGTTGAATCGCAATGTAAGAAAGTGTTTGTGCTTCAGTTACCGAACGGTGAATAAGGTCTTCACGTTGTTCGTCAACGTAAGGTTGTAAACCAGCGACATTGTAGTCGAAGTTTGTTTTAACGTACTTTTTAATAGACATTTTTATAGGTTTTTATAGTTTTTCAAAAATTGTTGTTTGGCGGTCAGGTTGCCAGCCCGAGAAAATTTCTCGCTTTCTTTTGTTGTGTTCGACGGCATTGCCTTGAAGCTTTCGAAGTCAGCTTTCAAAGACGCAATTTCACTTCGAAGTGACGCGTTGTCTTCGGAAATACTTTTCAAGCTTTCAACAACCGCTTCGAAAGTAGTTGTCAAGGTTGAAAGTTTTCCATTGATTATTCCTTCAATTGCTTCAGCGGACATTGATTCTTCGACCGCTTCAGTTTCTTCGCTTGAAGTCATTTCGTTTATCTTGGTAATCACGGCGCTTGCAACGTCGTAAGCTTTGTCCATTTCAAGACCAAGTTCGCTCGCGATTATTTCCGTAACACCTTCTAATACTTCAGGCAAAATGTCAGCGGACACCGCTTCAAATTCCGCGCTTGTTTCTTCGGTTGTTACTTCTTCATTTCCACGTTCGTCAGTAACTTCGGAAATGAATCCGTCAGCGTCAACGGTGATTGTTACACCAGTGTAATCGCCACCAAGCGCGTGTGTTCCTTCAGGTGCTGGAATTCGACCTTCGTCGGTCACGATGAAAACTTGTTGACCAGCTTCAAGAGAATCAAATTCAATGGTCGTTTCACCGTCTAATAAAGTTGCGGTTTCGAACGTTTGTTCGGTTGCCGTTTCGAACATTGACTTGATTTTACCAAGTTCGTTCATTACTTTTTCGTAAGCGTTCATATTGTGTTTTTTATATTATGTAAAGTTGTTCGAAAATTTAGATTTCACCAAGTTCCTTCAGCTTGGCTTCGGACCAACGAAGTCCAGCTTTCCCACCCCACAACAAGAATGAAATTGTTCCGCAAGCGCTTTCATCGCTTTCGTTGTAATAAGCTTCAGCGCGTGATAAGTACGAATACATTCTTTTTATGATTGCCACCGATACGGTGTCACGATTCGATAACGTGGTTGCGCGTAAACGACCAACCCTTGTTGCGCATTTGTTCCCGTGCTTTTGATTCAATTCGATTCCACGTTTCGCGTTATTCGACACCGCTTCAGGATAGTCGTTGAACATTCGGATTCTTTCGATGTTGCGTCGCCACAATTGAACCTCTTTCAAGATTGCTTCGAATTCGGATTCCTTGGTCTTGTCAGTTTCAAGCAACATGAAAACACCTTCAATCGAGAATCCATTGAATTCACCGTTCTTCGCTTTTTCAAACAACGCCTTGTCAGTAACTTTGTAAGATACCAACCATGAACCGTCGTTCGCGTCCTTGAATCGTTCAGGTGCTGTGAATCCACGTTCGTTGTCAATCTGGTAACTCATAATCATGAACACCCCGTCAACGACCTTGTGTGGATTGTGGTCAAGATTCACGTTGTTGAAATTGTTCCGACGTGCGTAATCAAACACGATGTCACGAATGGCGTCCTTTGTAAAAACGACATAGTATTCTTCTTTTGAATTTTCATCGTATCGATAAATCGGTGTGTCCGCTGAAACGGCAATCCCGGTGACGACTTGTTGTTCTTCGTTGAATTCGTACTTTATTTTTTTTCCGAACATTTCGAAGTTCTTTTCATGCGCTGGAAATTCAACCAACGAATTGAACGACACCGTTGTTTCTGGATCGTCCAAGTCAATCATGATTTCGTAAACTGGTAAATCTTTTCTCATGTTATTATAATATGTAAATTTGTTCGATGACATTTGTATTTCCTTATCGCCGTGGTCGCGATGACTTCGACATTCAACAATCCATTCGATTCATTCGAATGTCTTTTCCTGAAGCGAACATTGTTACTGTTGGTGACAAGGTCGCAACCATTGACAACATTCCATGTCCGCAATTGAACAACATTCGTGGTGCGGACGTTACGAATAAAATGTTGACGTATGCCCGTGAACGTGGTGGTTCATTCATCTACATGAACGACGACTTTTATATCACGCCAAAACTTCGCGCCGACATTCCCATTCATATCGGTGAATTCGAATTGAATCCACGACATCCGTCACACTACCGTGAAGCAATGTTCAACACCATTGAATTCTTAAAATACTACAATCGACCTTTGTGGAATTTCGAAACACATTCGCCAGTTCTTATGGATTCGGACAAGTTGCTGGAAATCTTTGAACTAATCGAATGGCAACGATACAACCATTTCATCAAATCAATTTACCTGAACATGAATTCACCTGAATTGATTCGCAAAGGTGACAACGTCAAGCTTGCAAAGGACAACATTCCCAAAGCTGAAGAATTGCTTCGAACTTATGGTTGCTTTTCCACGTCCGATTCATTCCTAACAACGCGCGGTCGTTCGTGGATCAAAAACTTGTTTTGGATTCCTGAAGCTTGACTTTGTTTTGCGTTGCTGAAATGTCGCTTTCAAGGACAAACACTTGTGACGACGGAATGTTGCTTGTCGTTGCACCTTGTTCACCAAGCAATCCAGCGGTTGACGTTCCAGTGTTCGACGACGTGAATGAACTTGCGCTTGCACCAGCCATTGAACCACCGCCACCACCAGTTGAAAAATTCGGCGCGCTTGGTGCTGAACCAGCTTTGTATTGTTGATTCGCGATTGCAAGCGCTTGCGTCACACCGATGACACCAGCCGACGCGATTCCAGCAATACCAGCCGGGGACGGTGGTGGTCCGAATTGTGCAATTGCTTTCACGATTGCGGACGCGGTGTCGATTGCAACCTGACCAAGTTTGATTGCTTTGTCACGCATGAATTGTTGCTTCTTTATTTTTTCTTCGGCTTCGTAAGCTTGCACCTGAACGGCGTATTTTTGTTTTGCGAACTTTTCTTCAATGGCGGTCTTTTGTTCCGCGGTCAATCCTTCAGCGTTCAATTCCGCTTGCATTTTTGCGTCAAGGTTCGCAAGGTCTTCTTCGCGTCGTCCTTCAATCTTGTTCAATCGCGCTTGGTCGATTTCATCCATTAACGCGTCAACCGTCTTCACATGGTCAAGTACCATTTGCGCATTTCCAAGGAATTCGCTCACACCTTTCAAAGATTCTTCACGGTCTTTGATTGCTTGTTCATTTTTCTTGTCCGAAGCTGTTTTGTTGATTTCAAGAATCTTGTCAGCTTTCTTTTGTTCGAGCGCAATTAACGCCTTGTCGTGTTCTTCTTTTGTGATCCGTTCGTTTTCATCCGCTGAATTCAAACGTCTTTCAAGTTCTTTTTTCGCGTCTTCGGTTGTCTGGTTCAATTCGAATAACGCCTTTTCTTCATCCGATAAAAGAATGTCGTTCAGGAATTTTTGTCGGTCACGTCGCTTTGTTTCGCGTTCCGCTTGCGCTTTCAATTCAGCGTCCGCGTATTTCTTTCGAATTTCAGCTTTTTTCGTTTCTTCTTCAGCGGTTAATTTCGCCACAAGTTCAGCGCCTTCAGCACCAAGTTGTTCCGCTTGTGTTCGCTTTTGGAAATACTCATCTTGGATGTCGGACAATTCCAAATCACGCGCGGACATTTTCGAACGGCGAATTGCTTCGTCATGTGCTTCTTCTTCAGCAATCATTTGAAGATTGTGTTTTCTTAAATCTTCAGCGCTTTTCGCGTTCGCTTTTTCTTCAGCTTGTTTAATCTTTTCATTGTTCTTTTGTCGCGCTTCATACGCCTTCTTCGCGTTGTCGTCCGCTTGCTTTTGAACTTCGTGGTTGTGTTCAGCAATCATGACTTCAATCGCGTTCTTTGTTGCGACATTGTCCTTGTATGTGTCCGCAATAATTTTCTTTGAATCCTGAAGTCGTTTTTTTAACGCTTTGTATCGGTCGGAATCTTCGTCTTCATTCGCAAGCAACAATTCCATTTCCGCACGAATTGCTTCCATTTTTGACTTTTGAATTTCAAGGAACACACGACCGCTTTTCAGGTGCGCTTTCGCCTTCATCAATTCCATTTCGTATGTGTCCTTTCCTGAAGCTTTCGCCATGTTGATTTCATGCGTGTATTTCGCGTCGGTTGCGTCTTGTTCTTTTTTAATTGCCTTCGCGCGCTTGTCACTTGCTTTGACAACAGCTTCAGTATGGTCGTGCGCGTTCTTCTTTGCTTTCGCCGTTTGAACATCGTCAACGACACCGAAGTATTCCAGCGCTTTGACAACGCCATAAATCACCCCCAACAAAGGCGCAAACGCAAGGACAGCAATTCCGACCGCAATCTTTACACCCGGACCAAGTTTTTCAAATTCTTCACGCGCTTTCAATACGAATGCGGACACCTTGTCGAAGTTAGCAATCAACAATCCAAGACCAATAACAATCGCACCGATTCCCGTGGAAATCAAAGCAAGTCGAAATAACTTCAATCCACCAGTTGCCGTTGCGGTTGCCGTTGCGCTTGCCAACGTTGCGCCCGTTTGCGCACCGATTGCGGTTGTTTGTGCGGTGGTTGCAACCGTTCCTTGAACGAACGATGAATTCTTCAATTTTTCCCAAGCCGTTCGAAGCTGGATTCCGAGAATGGAATCCGAATTCAATTTGTTCGCAATGGTGGTGACTGAATTCACAAGACCTTGAACCGCCTGAAGCTTGACCATTGTTTGTGTCAATTTTTCATTTTCAACACCAGCCAACGCCATTGCGCTTTGAACACCCATGAACGCTTGCGCGCCGACTTCGATTCCAGCCATTGACGTGTCAAGACCAACGAAGTCCGAAGACAAGGCGGTTGTTTGTGCTTTCAAGTCACCGATTTCATCCTTCAATCCTGAAGCGTTTTGCAAAGCTTGCGCACCAATCGGTGAACTTGCACCAGCTTGAATTGCGATGTTCTGGTATTCCTTCATCGTCTTGGTCATTTCACGCATGGAAAGACCACCAGCTTCAAGACGTGCGTCAAGTTCCGCAAGTCGTTGCGCCAGTGCGTCAGTTCCGCTTGAATCCTTCGCGGTCGTTTGTGTGGTCTTCAAATCTTTTCCAAGTTGATTGACCGCCTTGTCCGCGTTTTGAAGGTCTTGAACTGAATTCCCGGTGTTTACTTTGACGGTGAAAACCGCTTCTTTATTTGCCATAAAGCTTCGTTAAAAAGTCGTTAATGTTGTTGAATGATTCGTTGTCGATTGTCATGGTGGTGTCCATGAATATCACACCACGATCCGTCGGAACGTGCGCTTGTGTTTCGCTTAAAATTTCCGCTTCGCCTTCGAATAGGTATTCGAGTTCGTTCATTACGAACCCATTTTGAATGGTTATTAAATTAATCATATATTTGAACTATTACGCGTTTGTGTCCTAAATTATCAGGTGTAGTGGTTGAATTTTGAACTGCAAAAATTAAGTAGTGATTAACCGCAGGGTTAAACGAATAAAGAGATATTGCACCTTGTACTAAATCCGAACTCACGCCATTACTTGGAGAATAACAAAATAAATTAGTTCCGTCAAAATAAAAGTTTCGTTCGAATCGTTGGTGGTAATTTGTACCAGACATCCCCGAAGCTGTTGCGATTACTGTTGCACCCGTTAAACTATTTGAAGTGTTTATGTAAATTCTACCATTTGAAGAAGTAGTCCCGGCGGTCTTTGTAAGTAAATTTTTAATGTATATTGTATTATTCTCGACCAAAGTTCCTGAAGGAATCAACACCGAAGCGCTAATTTGATTTGTGTTTCCAATTAAATTTGAACCGTTAACACTTGCCAACGTTCTTGGATTTGTTTGAATCGCAATGTTTCCCGAACCAAGCAATGAAGTTGAATTTATTGTCTTGATGTTTTCGCCTGAAACAAGTGTCGGTTGCATTCCAGTTCTCGCGCTTGCCAAAACTTCGTGACCAGTTATTGATTTCGATTCGTAATCGTCCGACGTTTCTTCAGCAATTACAAACAAATCGGTATCGGACAACGGCGCGTCCTTCGGTGTTAATTG